GGTTCAGTAGCTGTATTTACTGCTACAGCTAAGAACCGTGGTTCAGATGGAACTAACCTTCGTATAGAAATTTCCGCTGGAACTGTTTCTGGTACTTACACATTAACTCTTACCAAGGAAACTGTTGCAGGAACAAGTTCAAACACTGCAAACGATTACCTACTTGAGCGTTATGAAAATATTGTCTTTGACCCAACATTTTCAACTAGCTCAGATTACGCAAACACTGTAATTAATACTACTTCTGGGTACATCACTATCAGCAACAATGCTGCGGGTGTTCCTGCTTCAGGAGTTTACCCACTTACCGTCAGTGGTTCACCAGTCAACGGTGGAGATGGAGCAACTGTTGCTGCAACTGATTACACATCTTATGCTGCAACATCAACCTCTGTTTGGAACGAGTTCAACTCTATAAATCGTCCTCTCGTTATCTTTACTCCAAACATTTATGCTGTAGTACCAACATCTACTGCAACCGTTACAGCAGCAGCCTCATCCTGGGCTGAAGCTAACAATGGTTTCTACGTTGCAGAAACAGCTGCTGGTCTAACTGTAGACGCTGCAATTGCTGTAGCTCAAGCACTCAGTGGTAGAAGTTCAACAGCTATGTACTACCCACACGCTTACATTTCAGACCCAGTTGGTCGTGGAAACGGCGCACTTCGTCTGGTAGGTCCTTCCGGAGCAATTGTAGGAAAGTACCTTTCAACAGATGCAAGCATTGGTGTGTTTAAAGCACCTGCTGGTCTACGAAGCCCAGTTGCGGGAATGGTTGCTCTAGAGCGAGTATTCACAACAGCTGAACTAGACAGACTGAACGTTGGTTTGCCAACAGCAAATACAGGTTCAGTTGCACCAGTAAACCCTCTTCGCCAGATTCCTGGCGCAGGAATTGTAGTTATGGGTGCTCGCACTCTGCTACAAGATGGGACTGCAAACCGCTACATCAACATGCGTCGTTCTTTGATTTACATCAAGGCACGTCTAAAGGCTCTTACTGAGTTTGCAATCTTTGAAAACAACGATGAGCGCCTATGGTCACAAATTAATGGTGTGATTGATTCATTCCTTAACGAGTACCGCAATCAAGGAGGTCTTCGTGGAGGACCTACACAAGCATACTTCATCAAGTGCGATGCAGAAAACAACCCTGCAAACCTAATCGCTCAAGGTGAAGTCCACATTGAAGTTGGCGTTGCGCTGCAGTACCCTGCAGAATTCATCGTCATTGACCTCAGCCAAAAAACGCTGAACTAACCAAGGAGATAATAAATTATGGCTACCATAGTTAACAATCGCTCAAGCCTATTGACAGACCCAATCCGTAACTTTAGGTTTTTGGTTACGTTTAAAGCACAGACTGGCGCAAGCACAGCGACTAAAGCGTTGGCTGAATCAACTGCTGTTATGGGTTTTACATCCGTATCAGGAATGGCTGTAACAACAGACTCTATTCCTTACCGTGAAGGTGGATACAACACCACTGTTCACCAAATTCCAGGGCAAACAACCTTTGCTCCTATCACTCTACAACGTGGAATGATTCTTGGAACCGCTAAAAGCTGGAACTGGATGCGAGAAATGTTTGCCACAGTTCAAGGTGGTGCAGGCTCACGTGGAGTTGCAGAGAACTTCCGCTGTGACTTGGAAATCGCTGTTTTGTCTCATCCAATCCCAGGCGTTGGAACAGAAGGTGCTGGAGACAACACACCTCCAACAGACCACGTAGCTATGCGCTTTAAGGTGTATAACTGCTGGCCTACATCAGTTGCTTACTCAGACCTAAATGCAGGAGATAACGCTCTGTTCGTAGAACAGATGACACTCGTACACGAAGGTTTTGACGTCAACTTTGCAACTAAACTTGACGCAAGTGCACCAACTGAGTTTGGTGCTGCTGGTACTGCTGCTGCAACACAACAAGTCGGCAGCGGCGGTCAGGCTGCAGTAGTCGCCGTGTAATTACCCCAATCTAACAAAGGAATAAAATGACAACGAAAACAATCAATGCAGCGGCTAATCCCGCAATGGCTAACAATCTTCTAAACCAAGTCATTAACGAACGGATTGAAGATGATTTCAATCCTGAAATCAAATCTCCTGTGGATACTACGGTGGAACTTCCTGGCGGGTACATAACACCCGCTGGGGAGCTCCTCCGTACCGCAGAAGTACGAGAGCTAAACGGCAGAGATGAAGAAGCAATCTCTAAAGCATCTAGTGTTGGAAAAGCTCTTGTAACAATTATCCAACGAGGAACAGTCTCCATTGGACATATCAAGTCTGAAGAGTCTGTTTTAGATGGATTGCTAGCGGGAGATTTAGACGCTCTTCTTCTTGGAATTATCAAGTCAACTTTTGGAGTAGACATTGAAATACCGTCATACTGCGCAAAGTGCGAAGATTACAAGGTAGTAACAGTTGATTTAAATGAAGACATCAAAACAAAGGTTCTGACAGACCCAATGAACGACCGTGTGTTTATTGTCAAGGGAAAGAAAGACACTTTTACAGTATCTTTGCCTGACGGTGCTACACAAAAGGCACTAATTAAAAATGTTGACAAAACAGAAGCAGAACAAACTACAGTTTTGCTTGAACACTGCGTATTAAAGATTAACGACAACCCTGTTTACAGCCCATTACAGGTGCAAAACCTTGGGATGGTAGACAGAAAAAACATTGTAAAAGAAATTAACAAGCGGGTCCCTGGCCCTCAGTTTGATGACATCTCAGTTACTTGCCCTGAGTGTGAAGGTGAGGTAACGGTCTCCATTAATTTGGGAACCTTGTTTCGCTTGTAGTTACACGTCGTACTTAGAGCTGTTCTCACAATGGGCAGTACTAAGTGACATTCACGAAGGATGGACATTGTCTGACATTAAAGATATGTCAGTAAGAGAGAGAAAAAATTGGCTAGAACTAGCCAAGGCGAGGTCAGAAAGGACAAGTAGTGGCATTTAACTTTATGGGTAATGTAAAAACACTTACCTCCTCTGTCACCTCCCTTAAAAAGGAACTCTCTGGTGTCTATGACGTCTTAAAAAAGATTAAAGGACTTGGACCATCAGCATTTGGAGACGTCAATGCGGTTCTGTCCAAAAGTGGTCAGTTTGGTAATGGTCAAGGAACGCCTGTATTTGCCAAAACACCTGTAAATGGTGCGCCAAAGTTTTCAAGCCAAACGCCAATGGCTGCTGCAAAACCAGGTTCAAATGCACAGCAAGCACAGCATGACAAAACAGCTGAAAGAATACAATCCCAGTATTTAGATATGGGTATACGCCAAGCTAAATTTAGTGCAGCAGCAGGTGTTGTAGGAGCTACTACTGGATTAGTCACTGGCCTTATGGGGATGCTCCCAAATACTGGGCAGGTTGCTCAAAGAGCTGGCATTTATTACGGTGCTTCAGCTATGTTTGGCGGAACAAACAGAGTAGCAAATCAAAAAGCTACCTTTAGCGCCATGCGCGGCGGTATTACAAGTGACATGGGTGATGCAGAAGCGTTTTCTGCTTTAACCAGCTTTAGCTTTATGCCTGGTAGCAAAAATATGAGGCAAGGTCTTGGAGATGTTAGCGCTGCAGCTAAAGCTTTAGGTATGGACAATGCCAATGCCGCTGCTGCTGTTGGAGCAATGTCTACTGGAAGTATGGGAGCTCAGCTCTACCAGTACGGTATCCGTCAGTATGACGACCAAGGAAATCTCCGTAAATCTGGAGATATATCTAAAGACATTTTGCAACGTGTTTTCTACCCAGGACAAGACATAAGCAAAATTGGTGCAGAACAATTTGCTAAAGACTCAATGGGTATGAACCTTGACTATCAACTTGGCACTATGGGTATTACAGGTGACGTTTTAACTAAAGTAAAAGCGGAAATGGGACTAGCTGTAACAGGTAAAGACCCTAATTTAGCTTCAGTAGACACTTCAGACAGCCCTTTAAATGCTTTCCTTAAAGTACAAAGTTCTGAAACAAAATTAGTTGAAAAAACTGAAAAAGACATCTTAAAGGGAGCAGAAAAAGCTGCTGAGGCATTAGTAGTATTAAATAACGCATTAGAAAAAACTCCTAGTTTAGTTGTGCAGTTAAACTCTGCTTTACAGACTTTTAATGCATCAAAATCTGGCGGCGGTCTCACAGATACAGTTATGAAAGTTGGCTCTGGAGTAGTCACCGCTGTAGGTGCTATGAAGCTTAAGAAGTTTTTAACGAACCTTAAAGCAGGAATATCACCTGCCACAACAGAGGTAACTAAACAAGCAACAAAAGAAGCTGCCAAGAAAGCTGCTACAACAGCAGCAACAAATGCTGCACGAACAGCCGCTACCCAAACTGCTGTAACTGTTGCAGGCACAAGTGCTGCTGCAACTGCTGGTGTAACTGCTGCCGTTGCATTACCAGCAGGACTATTACTTGGTGGTCAGACCGCAATCTACAAAAAAGGACAAGAAAATCAAGCATTTCTGGAGAAGATGCTCTACGCAAAAGAACACGGGGGGAAGAACCCTGACGGAACTTATTTTCTAAACATTCCAGATGACGCAGTTATAAAAGCGGCTCCAGAAAAATCTTGGTGGGGTAAGACTAAGGATTGGTTCAAGGACAATACCCTTGGAGGAATTTACAGCGATAAAACTAACAACTATAAAGCAAATCAATACGAAAGCGACGCGGTTAAGGCCTGGCGTCTTGCTGAAACAAAGCGAATCAGAGATGCAGCGGCGGCGTTCCAACGGGATTTTGCAGCAGCAAATGCAGGTGGAGGGCCAACAGACGGTTTCTCTTCAACCTTTAGCAGCAATGCTCCTACCGTAAATGCTTTTACTTTTAGTTCTGGTGCTAAACCAATGGCTAGAGGACCTGTAGCTGCTTCAATGAGCGCTACATCTACACCCAAAGTAGTAGGTGCTGGATTTGGTGCAAAAGACTCCTCACTTGTAATGGCTGGAGCGTTAAATTATCACACAGGAGAAGATACACCGATGGAAGTTGGTACTCCTGTACACGCACGCTTTGCTGGAAAAGTTGTAGAAAGAAACCTAAGCAGGGATTTAGGTATTGCAGTAGAGATTGACCACGGAGATGGATACTCATCTATTTATGGTCACTTAAACCAAAAAATGGTTCAGTCAGGTCAAGATGTAACCGTAGGAACTTTAATCGGAAAGTCTGGCGCAACAGGCCGTATTCGTGGACCTCACTTGCACTTTGAATTACGTAAAGGCAAAGTACCTACTGACCCTAAAATGTACACTGCAGGCAATCCTAGTGGTGGTGCAACTGGCGCAGCTGGCGCAGCTGGTGGAACTCCTAAAGTTATTCTTGGTACAGGTAGCGAAAAAGAATGGGCTACTGGTCTGCTTGGAAAACTTGGTGCTCCTGTTACCGACTCCTCTATCAATGCCCTTACTACCTGGATGCGACATGAAGGTGGGCACTGGAAAAATAGCGCACACTACAACCCACTGAACACAACCCTTAACGTAAATAACAATGAATCAATGAACAGCGTAGGAGTTAAACGCTACAAGTCTTGGGACGAAGGATACGCAGCGACTGTTGGAACTCTTACTGGAAAAAGCGCTGATGCACGTGGGTACACAGCAATTGTTAACGCGTTAAAGACAGGTGCTTCAACAAACGACATCTTAGCTGCAATAAATAACTCTGCGTGGATGACTGGTAAAACAGGAAAAAATCCTTACAAGTTTCAAGGCGGACCAACCGATGGGTTTAACACCAACGTACCGTCCGCAACTCCTGGTACTGGTATGCCTTCTACAACAACTGGGAATACAACCTCTTCATCAAGTCAAACAAACAATATTTACGTTACCCTACAAATTCAGCAAGCTAATCAACAAGAAGCAGAAGCTTTTGCAAAGACTTTAAAGAAGTATCTTGAAAAAGATAACAAACTTCAAAAGATAGGAAGCAACTAATGTCAAACTACACGCCAGGAGCACCTACAGGAGTCTTTGGTATTTTCCAGAATATAGAGAACAGCTTTAAAGCAACTGGACTCCAAGTAAGAACAAATCGTGTTAAAGACACGGAAGCTGCCATTACAGCAGAAAAGCTTAAAGAAGCAGCTGCTAAAACTAACGCTGCAATAAAAGAAGCTGCCATTGTTACGTACAAAAAAGCGCAGAACCCAAAATTAAAACCTGAAGGTCCAGGAACACCTAATACAACTCAACAGGCTGCTTTAAACCTTCTTTACGCTCAAAAAACAGCGTTTTTAAATAAAGCAACTACGGCTAAAAACAGACGAATTTCTTTAGAAAACGACCTCAAAAAGTTTAAGGCAGATTTAACAAAGTTTAAAACAACACTTGCTCCTAAAGACGAACAGCCACCAGTAATTGTGTCTTCTGCAGATGCTGATAAACTGGTTTACGAGTACAACGCTCCAATGTTAAAGAGTGCTTACTTAAACCCATTTGGTCCTCAAGCAGAGTCATTAACTGATAAAAACCTAATTGGTGCTCCAATCAACGACTTTACTAACGCCAGACAAGCTTGGAAGGGAGTTACACCTTCTAGAGGCACAATTCAAATGAGCAAAATATTTGCAGCAAATGCTTGGAAAGGAAAGCCACCAAAAGGCACAAAAAAGAACGAGACTCCTTACGGATTTAGGTTCTTATACAACCCAACAGATGTATCAATGGCATGGGGAATTGTTGATGCTTTTTCTCCTGAATACGCTCAATCAGGAGCAAATGGAATGTCAGGTGTAGCTGTAGGCTTGATGAAAGGTACGATTGCTTTTACTTTATTGTTAAATAGAGTAAATGATATGAACGTTTTAGATAAAAACGGTATAAGGGCAACAGTTGACACCAGCCAAATCCCAGATGGGTTAGACCCCGCAGAACGAAACCGATATTATGACGAATTGTACAAACAGGTGAACCCTTATCCTACAACGGTCTCAATTGAAGACCAAAGAAATATCTGGAAACGTGGGACTATGTATGACATAGAGTACTTATTTAGAGCTATGGGTGGGTATTACGCAGACTACAAATCTGGATTAAACGGAACAACTGCAGATAGAGGTTGGTTACAACCAATCCCTATGGAGCTACATTTAGGTACAGGGTTAAGGTATCTAGTCCGTGTAAGTAGCTTAGACTTAAAGCACATGATGTTTAATGAACGAATGGTCCCTACTCTTACCACCGTCAATGTCGTTTGTACACGATACTATGACTCTCCAGATGCATTTAAAGACCCAAACAGCGTCGGTGCAGACGCTTATCGTCCAGAAGGTTAAGGTGAGCAAATGATATTTTTAGATAGCAGATATGCTGACTCTACTATTTTTAAAGCTTGGGATTCTAGAAAATCTCAGTACAACTTAACTTGTTTTAGACGGTTTCCTACATACACCAGACGGTATTTTATTTACGAATGGGTAGAAAATGACCGCCTTGATAACTTAGCTAACAGATTCTTATCTAACTCCGGATTATGGTACACAATACTAGATATAAACCCAGAGATAATTGACCCAACCAATATCTCTCCTGGAACTCAAATAAGGATTCCTAGTGCGTGACCCAGAGGTTCAAAACAGATACGCTAATAATTATACGGTTGTATTTCCGGATTTTCCTGGGTTTGACCAAACACCGTACTCACTTACTCTGACCCAAAGTATAGGTAAGCATGATGTTATAGAGATATTCTACAGCACTATAAACAAAGCATACTTAAAGACTATGTCAACTGGCGTTGCTGTAGAAATAACCTGGTCTAACGACGCTGTGTCAGAAACCTTTGTTGGGTATGTGTCTGATTTAGAGTATCCAACCTCTTCTTCTATTCAAAAACCTTTAACAATTACTTGTTTAGGAGCTTCTTACCCCTTAAAAGAAAAGCGACAAAAGATTTGGAAAAATGCTACTGCCAGTGAAGTTGCAACAGACATTGCTACTTTCAACAAGCTAAAGCCAGTTGTCACACCTTCTGACATTCGGTTCCCACAGATATCGTTTTCAGGCCATTCTCAATGGCAAAAACTGCAGGAGTTAGCTAAATCAATTGGATATGCGTGCCAAATTGTTGGTGTAGAGCTTCATTTTCATCCAATAGATGTGATGATTGATAAGTTTTTAACTACTATTCCTGTAATGGCTTTTTTAGACCCTAGCATTACACCTATGAATCAATTTGCTTCACAAACTTTAGACCATTTTGAAACTGTGCAAGGAGATTTTGGCAACTTTCGCGGCAACACAAAAGCAACAAAAATTGTAGGAGGAGTTGACCCTGTTACAGGGAAGATATACAAAGCCACTTCTTCTCCTACTTCTGTTGGAAAAAACCTTAGAGCAAAAAATAAAGACCCTTTGTTTTTTGATATTGATACGGACACTGTAATTGTTGACAGGCTTAGCTCTCAAAGTTTAGCAAATGCAAAAGCTCAACTCGCTAGACTTTCTACTCCTGGATACGGGTTCGGTCAAGGAGACTCACGTATTGCTCCTTGGAGAACCGTAGAAATTCGCGGAACAGGAGAAGCAAGCGATGGATTTTGGATTGTCTCCAATGCAGTTCACACTTTAAATTCAGATGGTAAATACACTGTTGAATTTGAGGTTGCAACAGACGGAAGCGGTTCTAATATAGCCTCTGCTTTCAGACCTTCTTCTGCTGGAAACGTGCCGACTGTCAACTTAACGCAAGCGATTACAACAGGTGCGAACACGCCAACAGCGTATAAACTAAGTAATTCAGCACCCATGGTAAACCAAACACTAACAGGGTATAACGTCGCTCCAAGAAGGTGGGTAGCAGTTTAATGGCCTCTGAAAAAGCTATTTCGTTACCATTTTCTATTGACACTTCTGGCTCAATAGGAACAACCACCGAACAGTCAAAAATTTGGGCGGATAGAGTTCGGTCTGTTTTAGGTACCTCTCTTCGTGAGAGGGTTATGCGCCCAACTTTTGGGACGCTCATTCCCTTTTCGTTATTTAATAACGTAGACAATGCAGTAGAGGAAATTAGCGAAGAAGTAACACGTGCTTTTGATAGGTACTTGCAGCTTTTGACTTTACAGGACACTACTGTTGAACAAGACTTGTATACTAACACTTTGAAAGTAACAGTTACGTACGCACTTCCAAACCAAGAAGTAAACACGACATCTATTGGATACGTAACTATCCAAGGAACACTTCCAATGTATGAGGAGCTGCTATGAGTACCACCCCGGCGTCTACTATCCCTATCTCTGTTGACTATACAGGGCGAGATTACTTCTCAATTCGTGAACAACTTATCTCACGAATTCAAGAGCGCATACCAGAGTGGACCGCTTCGGACCCAGCAGACTTTGGCGTAGCTCTTGTAGAAGCGTTTGCGTATATGGGTGATTTAATATCGTACTACATAGACAGAACCGCAAATGAGTTCTCTCTTGCAACCGCTACTCAACGCAATAGCATCTTAAACATTGCACAAACGTATGGCTACATACCTTCTGGGTATAGAAATGCTATAGTTGACGTGACGTTCTTTAATAACAACAACTCTTCTTCTTCAGGCAGTTTAACTGCTACTGGAAATGGTACGACAATCACTTATGTTGGAAGTAACTCGTTTGTTGTAAACGGAATTGTTACCGTTATTGGATTTAGTACAACTTCTTTTAACGTAACGGATGCGGTTATTACGGCTGCTTCATCAACCCAATTTACAGTGGCTGTAGCAAGTGTTAGTGGAACTGCTTCAGGCACGGGTGTTGCCACTATGGTTTATCCTTCTATAACTATTCCAAAAGGAACAGTTGTTAGTGGAGAGATAGTTACTGCAGATGTTGTTAGACCTGTGTACTTTACGACAACAAGTGACGCAGTAGTTAGTGCTACTAGTACCGAGACCGTGTCTGCCGAAGAAGGCCGCTATATAAACGTTGTAGACACAGCATCTGACACAACCTATGGTCAGCAAATAGGCGTATCTAATCAAGAGCCTAGTATGTCTTTTGAGTTACCAAATACTCCAGTAGTTGATGGCTCTATCTCTGTCTATGTTCAGTACGGAACTATCTACTCTAAATGGACTCAAGTACAACACTTGTTAGATTACGGCCCAAACGATTTGGTGTACACAGTTAAATCTGATAGCAACAATGTTGTGTCAATTAACTTTGGTGACGGAGTATCTGGAGCAATCCCTGTGAATAGCTCAGTCATTCGTGCGATGTACTTGGTTGGTGGAGGAGCTTTAGGAAATATTTCGGCTAACATTATTGACGCTATCGTTTACATCCCTTCATTTACTTCTTCACAAACAAGCGCTTTAAACTCTGCTATAACCGTAGCAAATGGAACAGCAGCTTTAGGTGGCGCAGAACCAGAGAGCAATGATGAGATACGCGTTCAAGCTCCACTTGTTTTACGTTCATCTAACAGAGCGGTAACTTTAGAAGACTATAAAAACCTATCATTATCAGTGACAGGTATTGGTAAAGCAAATGCGTACAGCTCAACGTGGACATCAGTCACGGTGTATATTGCTCCAAGTAGAGACGTAAATGATACAGACATACAGCCAGGACTTACAGAAACTGGAGCTGTATCTCCTGAGTACACTGATTTAGCAGAGTCTCTTACTGACTACTTGTCTAACAAGTTGCTTATTGGAAGCTCAGTAACTATTCAGCCACCTGTGTACTCTGACTTAATCATCACAATTCAATATATTAAATTACCTCAATACACACAAGCGGAAACTGACATAAATATAAAAAAATCACTTCTATTTGTGTACGGCTACACAGGTATGGACTTCCAAGACACAATTTACCCACAAGACATTGAGTATGTACTAAACCAAACAGAAGGAATTAAAACAGCAAAAATAATTTCTCTTTATAAAAATGGTTCAACTATTACTGGAAGTGCAGCCAACGTTAAAGTTGGCTACAACTTAGACACCGTTGCTTCGGGCTATATTACTTACACAGTCAATCAACGCCATGCAATGAAGGCTGGAGGCACTGTAACTATTGTAGGGCTTTCTGCAGCTGGCTTCAATGTTTCAAATGCTGCGATTGTATCTGTTGATGATTACAGATTTGTTGTTGCAAATGCAACTACTGGAACTGCTTCTGGAACAGGTATTGTAACTGGCCTTGCTCCTTTGACTGGTTTTGCAAATGAAATCTTTAGATTCAAAGAAAGCAATATGAATATTGGATTGTATAGTGGATGATGACCGTAAAAGTCTTGGATTTTTTAGAGGGGTTGTCCAAAACAACAAAGACCCACTAAATCAACGACGACTACAGGTTCTAGTACCACAGTCTACTGGAGCTGAAGTAACTGATTGGGTTTGGCCTGTTGAACCACACGGTATACACACCTCTCCTCCAAAAGTAGGGCAGGGG